CTTGGCATCGACCTAATTGACCGCCACGACGATTAAATGAGGATTAAATAATGTATATACACTGGGATATGAGCAAAGACGGTCCAGCGCAAAGCGCAGAGGCGGTCGCAATTACGAATGACAGCACCGATCTAACTGATCCTGCCCGAGCGTTTCTTCTTGGTGTTGCTGGTAATTTGAAGGTGACGTTGGTTGGTGGTGGGGATATGACCTTTGCCGGTCTATTAGCCGGTCAAATTTATCCAATCGCGATTACCAAAGTATTTTCTGGCGGTACAACGGCGAACTCTATTATCGCCTTGAGGTAAAACAGCATCTATTTTCTTTGGTGTATAAACACTGTATGCTACTTCAAATGGAGAAAACAAATGGCACGTAGAATTACATACCCTCGCAATGAGGCGGCACGGCGCGATCATATCGCGAGCCGTGAAATTATGTTCAAACCGGGGCGCGATCACGAAACTCGCAATGATATGCTGCGGTCCAATCCCTATGATGCGTCTGACGATGCAACTATCGCACTGACCGGAACCGCCGTCTCTGGTGGCGTTCTGGAGAGCGAGATCGTAACTGGCGGGGAGACCGTCATTATCACAATCTCTGGTGACACATGGGTTCCGACCATTGGTGCTAATAACGCGATCACCACTGCATTTCTCGCAGCTATCACTGGTAATCTCGCAGACGCCGCTGGATTCAATGCGGAAGTCGCTCTTGTTCATGGAAATCTCGTTCGGACGAGTGCCACGGTTCTAACTCTTACCCTTCCCGCGACGGCTGGCTACAGCATCACGACCGGCAATGAGATCGTAACCGTCGACCCGCCCGCTTCAAGTTCCGTAGATGGAACCAGTAAAGGTCAGGCTCCGCAATCTGCGAGCTTCACAATCACCGAGGGATCATAAGATGCCAAAGAAGCTTGAAGGCGTTGAAATCTTCGCCACCGGAAAACACCGGGGAAGTGAAGTCGTCGACATCACCGAGAGCGATTTGCAGGAAATGGTGAATTCTTTTAACGAGTTACAGGATGTCGGCGGTTTCCAGCCGATCCTCAAGCTTGGACACGACGATGTCATGTCTTTCTTCGGAGCCCGCAAGGGTGCGCCGAACCTTGGCTTCGTTGAGAGGCTTCGTATGGAAGGCTCAAAAATAATTGCTGATTTCTCAAATATCCCAGACGCATTGTTTGATTTAATTAAACAGCGTCGTTTTAATTCCGTATCTATTGAAATGTTTCCAAAAACAGAGTTTAATGGGAAACAGTTCACAAACGTCCTTACAGCCGTTGCGCTGCTAGGCGCGGAACTTCCGGCAGTCAAGGGGTTGAAAGACCTCGCTGCCACTTTGTTCACCGAGGAACCCGAAGACGTATTCCAAGGTGATAAGATCGAGCTAAAGGAGCAAGACATGCCGTTTTCACAAGAACAGGTCGACACACTCGTCGACGCGGCGGTTGCCAAGGCAAAGGACGAAGCGAAAGCCGAGTTCACAGTCCAGTTGGACGCTGTCACCGTAGAACGTGATGACGCCATCAAAGGCAAGGAAACCGCCGAAACCGCGCTTCGTACTTTCGAAGCAGATATCGAGAAGCAGACCGCCACGGCGATGGTTGATAAAGCCATTGACGAGGGTAAGCTTCTTCCGGCGCAGAAAGATGCCGCCCTTGCCTTTGCCCTGAATGTTTCGGGCACTATCAAGTTCGGCGACAAGGAAACTTCTGCGTCCAAACTTTTCTCTGACTTCATCGACAGTCTCCCGACCAAGGTTGACCTCAGTGAAAAAGGCGAAGGCAATTCCGACAAGGACAAGAATATGTTCACGTCGGCTGCTGACCAAGTTCATAATCTTGCTCTCGCCAAGTCGACCGCTTCCGAAGGGAAAGTGGATTACGCAACTGCGCGCCGGATCGTTCTCAGCGAAGACAACGACCTCAAGGCTCGCTATACCCAAGTGGAGGACTAATCGATGGCTGATACAAATCGCGTCGTATCCGAAACCTTTCAAGCGTCGGGCGATATGTCTGCTCTCCAGCATCGCTTCGTCGACCATGTAGGTGTCGGTATAATCGGACACTCACTCGCTCGTGGCGGGATGGGCGTTCTCATGAATAAACCGCAAGCTGGTGAATTCGCAACCGTAGCCCTGTCGGGCCGCGTGCGTGTTGATGCTGGTGCGGCTGTAACTGCTGGCAACTGGATTGTCAGTGCCGCGTCGGGCTTCGGCACCCCACTCACTTTTGGCACTATCAATGCCGGTTCCGCTGGTCAATACCTACAGACCAAGACCGTCATGGGCCGCGCCATGAGCACCGCCGCGTCCGGTTCTGTGTTCACGCTTGAACTCTTGCCGCACAACGTCACTGTCAACAGCGCATAAGGAGAAAATACTATGCCCGGCACACCCTCAACTGGTCGCGACCTTCATGTCGATGTACCCTTATCAAACGTAGTCGTCGGGCGTCGTCCCGAGGGCTTCATTGCAGACTCTCTCCTGCCCGTCACTCCGGTGTCGAAGCAGAGCGATGTCTTCTACAAGTACAACCACGGTCACTTCCGGCGTCACGAAGCGAACCTCACTCACCGCGCCCCCGGCACGGAAGCGAAGAACGTTCACTTCACCGTCACGAGCGACACCTACTTCGTGGACAACTATGCGCTGGCGACTGATTGGCCGGTGGAAGACGAAGTCAATGCGGACGAAGTTCTCGCATGGGCCGAGACCTCTGCCATCAATCTCACCGACCGGCTTTTGGTTGATTACGAAGTCCGCGTTGCTGCGCTGGCGGTTGACTCCACCAACGTGCAGACCGTGACTTCCATCAATACCGCTTGGTCAAACACCACGGGCTCACGTCCGCTGGATGACATGACCACCGAGATTGAAAACTTCCGTCAGAACACGGGTCTGAAACCCAACATCGCGATCATCCCCGAGCAGGTCATGACTCACCTGCGCCGGAACGATCAGTTCCGCGACGTTGTGTTCGGTTCGAACGGTGGTCTCATCACCGAGCAGCATATTGCTACGCTCATCGGTGTCGACCGTATCCTCGTTCCTGCTGCTCAGATCAACCTGTTCGGTGATACCGAGACCGAAAATGGTTCTTGGTCCTTGTCGGACGCTTGGGGTAGCCATTTCTGGCTCGCCAAGGTCAACTTGCTTCAAGGTCGCTTCACCGATACGTGGCTGAACGCCTTCCGCTGGACTTCCCCTCTCTTGGGGACTCCGTTTGCGGTACAGCGTCATCCGTTCGACGCGAAAAAGAAGAAGTTCGATATCGAAGTCGGCTATTACCAGTCCGAGAAGGTGGTCTCCACCGACCTCGCGCTCCGCGTTCAGTCCGTTATCTAAGCGGGTCTGGACTTACCCGACAAATAAAATTCGGCGGTGTCCTTTAATGTGGCACCGCCGTTCTTTTTACTGTATAATTAAAGGGGTCTAATTCACATTGGGCTCCGAGGGCGGTGAACCGCGTGCCCCCGGTTCCCGCCCACTTTTTAACGTGTAGGGGTACACCACATGGAAATAGTAATCGCCGCTGGCGGAATGCCTTTCGGCCCGACAACTCTCAAGCATAAGTCACTTGGGGGATCAGAGACGGCAGTCATCATGCTGGCTCAAGAGATCAAGAAGCGTGGTCATCTTGTGACCGTCTTCTGTGAGCTTCCCGACGAGGGACAACCAGACTTCCACCACAACGGTGAGAATGACGAGACCGGCGTTCGCTGGCTCCACACGAACAATTATCAGGAATACGTTCAGAACACGCAGATGGATCTTCTTATCTGTTCGCGCGATCCTCGCCTTGTAGCTATCCCGGCACAGGCGAAGAAGAAGGTTCTGTACTGTCATGACATCGCAACGCACCGTGGACTACAGGTCGCTCTCGATCAGATGCAGTGGACGTTTGACGAGATTTGGGCGGTATCGAAATGGTACGCCAAGCAGATCCACAAAGTCACCGACTTCCCGCTGAAAGACATCAAGGTCGTGCCGAACGGCATCGTGCCCGTCGAGACCATTCCTGCCCCTCGCTCAGAGACTCAGCTTGTCTACGCGGCCCGGCCCGAGCGCGGCCTCGCCAACCTTATCCGTGAGGGTGGCATCATGGAAAAGCTTCCCGAGTACACGCTCAAGGTTGCGATGTACAATCACTTCCCCGACTCGATGCGCGACTTTTATCAGTGGTGCTATCACCGTATTGAGCAGCTTCCGAACGTGGAAATGGTTGGCTCTCTCCGGCAACAGGAAATGCGCCAGCTTCTCGCAGATAGCGCGGCGTACATCTATCCGACACAGTTCGAGGAAACTTCGTGCATACTGGCGCGCGAGTGCATGTCAGTAGGAACTCCGTTCCTCACGACGCGCGTCGGCGCTCTTGAAGAAACTCTCGGGGATTGCGGACTGTATTTCGTTAGCGTGGAAGAACCCGGTTCAGCCGAGTGGTGCGATGAATTCGCCGACTGGTTTAGAAAATCCGTCACACTTGATTTCAATACTCGTGAGGTTCGGAAATCTATGGCAAAGCGCACCGATCTCTATTGGGACACCGCCGCCAAGGCCGCGTTGAAGAACGCCGAACCCAAGCCGGTCAAGGTGTTCTCGCGCGCATGGTCGTTGGTACAGGACGGAGACGTTATTCCTGCCTATGCCCTGCTCACCGCGCAGGACAAACTTGACGTTCCGTCCTTGGAACTGGCAAGACAAATTGAAACTTTCTATCCGTTCATGTTGAATGAAGACGACCCCAATTATGAAACTTTAGCTTCTTACTACAAGCGGTTCTACGCTTTCAAGAAACCAGAGATTATGTATGGGCTCGACTATGCGAAAGAAACTCATCGCTATCAAGCGATCAAGCGTGGCGTCGAGCGAGACACAAAGCCGGGCGACCTGATCGTCGAGTATGGATGCGGCGAGGGTCATATCTCTGGTCCGCTTGCAGAGGCTTTCCCAGATCGTCGTTTCATTGCGTTCGATCAGGTTCAACAGAATGTCGACATGGTCAATAAGTTCCAAGAGGACTTCGGAACCACAAACCTGAAAGCATACCGAGCAGATACGCCGGACGAGGCCGGTGATTATCTTGACTCTAATAACAGACCAGACCTTGTTATATGTGTCGAGGTTCTGGAGCATTGCGTTCGCCCGTGGGAAGTTGCAACTCAGGTTGAGAGTTTGGTAAAACCCGGCGGACAGGTTATAATCACTACTCCATATGGTGCATGGGAGCCCCTGACCTTTGAAGTAAAGTTGGAAGAATTCCCGTGGCGCAATCATATCTGGCATCTTGATAAGTCAGCCGCCCGTATCATGTTCGGCGGTAAACCGAATATGGAAATGATTTCGTTGGCTGGTGGTCACGATAACGGTGGTCGTTCAATCGGAAATCTGTTCTACACCTATAAGGCAGATCATGAGCCGATCAAGCAACTCGATCCTTTAAAGAAGGCTCTTGCCGCACACTCGCGACAGACCATTGGCGTTGCAGCAATCTGCATGAATGACGAAGAAACCATTCTCAAGATGCTCCACAGTCTCGACCGTCAAGTTCAGTTCGTTCAGTTCGCTATGGGGCCGAGCACCGATAACACCCGGTCCATGATCGAGCGGTTCTTCGCGGAGCACCCGCACATTCAATATCGCATTCTTGATGTTCCCAAGATCACGCCCGAGTATACCGATGATAAGGGTGTTCTCCATGAGGGGTACAGTTTCGGCATGGCTCGAAATGACAGTACCGAGGGCGTCGCCGACTGGTTCGATTGGATTTTATGGATGGATACGGACGAGTATTTATCTGGTAGTCTGCCTCATTTCACGAGGCATAATTCCTTGGATGCTTATCTTGTTCCCCAACATCACTTCACCGTCGCACCGCGTGGCGCAGCTACCCAAGTGGATCGCCCTGCTCGCCTGTTCCGCACCGGGCGTGGCTACGAATGTACCGGGCATATCCATGAGCATTTTGAGGTACCCAAGGGCGGGCCGGGTCGGTGCTTCCAGTTACCGAACGTGGACCTTGGTCACACAGGGTACAAGAACGAGGACGTTCGTAAGGAACGGTTCAACCGTAACTTCCCATTTCTTGTTTGGGATCATAAGGTTAACCCTGAACGTCGCCTTGGGAAGTTCCTGTGGTTCCGCGATATCATCCATCGGATGAGGTTCTATCAGCAAGGAAACAACATGGATGCTGCTCTTGGGCTGGCGGAAGAAGCCGAGAAGTATTACACTGAAAACTGGAAATTTATGGCGTCTTTTGGGACAGGCACTTTTCAGTCTCTTGAATATCTATCTGAGGCTCGTAAGCTTCTCAACATCGGAATGGATGTCGAGGTTACGCTCCAACTGGATGATAGGCAGTGCATAATGAAAGGCCGGTTTAAAAACACCGAGGAAATCAATCGCGTCCAGAAGCAGATTTTGGATAGTGAATTCAAGCGCAGGGAGAGCAAATACTTCTAATGGCATACGCAACTATCACAGACGTGTTCGCCCGTTATAAGCCCATCGGTAGTATGGTGGGCGCGGGTTCTCTTGACACCACCAGTGTCGACGTATCATCTATCTTTATTCAGGATGCCGAGGGTATCATCAACGCTCACCTCGCGTCCCGATACGTCACTCCGGTGACGACGGAGCCGCTTGTGACAATGCTGAGTTCTGACCTTGCTATCTCTGCGATGCTTTTGGAGAAACTTGGTTCGCAGCCACCGTTTATGGAGTCGAGATATAATCGTGCGATGGATATGCTCAAGAAGTTATCCGAGGGAAAGTTGCTTTTGGTAGCCTCTGGCACGACCGAAGTTACGAGTGGTGACAGCGAGGCTTGGTCTACGACCGGCAGCTATCATCCGGTCTTCTCCCCGGTTCTTCCCGAGTTGGATCAGGAAGTCGACATCGATTATATAAACGCAGAAAATGACGTTCGTGCTGATGACTAATGGCTAATATCAATCTCAACGTGACTGGATTGTCTAACGCCAAGAAGAGCTTGGCGAAGATCCAGCGTGCGATTAAGCGCACAGACCCGTTGATGAATGCCATTGGTAGGGCGCTTAGAGACGATGCGAGACGCCGCATCACGACACAGGATGGGGGAACATACGCTCCATTATCGAAGTGGACGCGGGCGCAGACAGGAAGACGTAAGGCTCTCATTACTGAGAGGAAGAATATCAGCTTCAAGCTGGTCGGTGGGGTTCTACAGATTGGACATCAGTCGCCCGGCAACTGGAGTATCCAACAGCACGAGAAGGGCTTTGTCGAACAGAACGCATCTGAAACCATTACACTGAGGAACCCGAAGGCGCTCAAGGATGTCAGGGGAACTCAATTCTTCGTAAAGAATCCGAAAGCGAGTGTTGTTCCTGCCCGAAAGGTGTTTGCTAATAATGCCGAAGCCGAGAGTATCGCTAGGAAGAAGGCGAATGAGTGGGTCAAAAAGATTGTAACGAGAGAAAATAAATGATTGATATTGATGGAATTGGCGAGAGCCTACGCGCCCTGATCGAAACTAACGTAACGGACTTCAAGATGGTCCGGTATGAGGGTGACGAGCGCGATGAAAATATGGCGAATATGCCATATTGTGATATCCAAATCAGAAAGATCGACCCAGAAATCAGGGCTGGAAACGATTACGAGGTGTCAGCCACCTATATTGTTACGGTGATTGGCTTGGACTTGAGTTCTCATCGAGAAGCAGCTACAATTCGGAATGGTCTTGTAAAGCTGGCTATGAATACGATCAAGGCGAACCAACGTTTTGATACGGATTTGGAAACCAGCAAACTTGGCCCGGCAGAATTTGTAAGCGCCAAGGACGAAGCATCCAATGCGTTCTTGGCTTTAGCGACGTTCGAGGTTGATGTCCTCGTGTTCGTCGACGCTCTATAAGGAGAAGATCACATGGCATCCGGTACAGGCGCTCAAGTCGCTTTCATTAAAGCCACCTCAATCGGTGATAATATCAACTCAGTGGACCTGTGGACGAACTTCGTCTCCGAGTCGATGGAGCATACTATCTCTGAACTTGAAGAAGGTTCAATTTCCGGTCGGCGCGACGCGCCCCCGTCCCATAAGGGT